GTTGGTTCCGAATGGTCTCGGCGGCCAGGAACCGCGCTTCCTTTGCGACATGAATCTTCAGGGTAAGGCCGATGCCTGGTCGCTGCTGCGCGATATCTCGGCCATTTACCGGGGAATGACCTACTGGGCTCAGGGCCAACTGGTTATGCAGGCGGACATGCCGCGCGCGCAAGACTTCGACTACGTGTTCACCCGGTCCAACGTGATCGACGGCAAGTTCTCGTACGGCAGCGCCTCGGCGAAAACCCGTTACACGCGGGCGCTGGTCAGTTACGACAACCCGGCAAACAACTACGACACCGACGTCATTCCGTTTGCCGATCTGGACTTGCAGCGCCGATACGGCGACCGTCCGACAGAGCTGAGCGCTATTGGCTGCACTCGCGCGTCTGAAGCGCAACGCCGCGGCAAGTGGGCAATCCTCAGCAATAACCAAGACCGCACCGTGTCGTTCAAGACTGGCATGGAGGGCGTCATTCCGCTGCCGGGGCACATCATTCCGGTGGCCGATTCGTTGTTGGCCGGTCGTGAAGTTGGCGGCCGGATCTCGGCAGTAGCAGGTCGGATTGTCACGCTTGATCGCGACACCCAGGCCAAGGTGGGCGACCGGCTGATCATCAACTTGCCAGGTGGACGCGCCGAAGGCCGCACCGTGCAAAGCGTCAACGGTCGGGCCGTGACTGTGACTGTTGCCTATAGCGAGCCGCCGGTCGCGCAGCTGCAATGGGCACTCGACGCCGATGACCTGGCGATCCCGCTGTACCGCGTGCTGCGCACCAAGCGCACGACCGAAGGTGATTTCGAAATCAGCGCTCTGCAGTTTGATCCGAGCAAGTTCGCTCACATCGATACCGGTGCACGGCTGGAAGAACGCCCAATCAGCGTTATTCCGATCACCGTGGTTCCGGCGCCGGCGAGCGTTACCCTCACGTCGACGTCGTCGGTGGTGCAGGGGCTTGCCGTGGCTACCATGACTATCAGCTGGCCCGCCGTGGATGGCGCAGTCGGCTATGACGTGGAATGGCGCAAGGATAGCGGCAACTGGATCAAACTCCCGCGCACCGGCTTGACCGGCGCAGACGTGACCGGTATCTACGCCGGCGCCTACGTCGCCCGCGTCCGCGCGGTGAGTGCGTTCGACATCACGTCGACGTGGCGCAACTCAATCTTGACCAATCTCAGTGGTAAGCAGGGACTGCCGCCGGCGTTGGCCTACTTGACCGCAACGCCGCTGCTGTTCGGTATCTATCTGAAGTGGGGATTCCCGGCTGGCGCCGAGGACAGTCAGCGAACTGAAATCTGGTACGGGCCGACGACTGATCTGGAGGCCGCGACAAAGCTGACGGATCTGGCTTATCCACAGAGCGACTTCTCAATGCTCGGCCTGCGTGCCGGCGTGACGTTCTACTTCTGGGGGAGAATCGTCGACAAGATCGGCAACATCGGTCCATGGCACCCGATCGGTATTGGTGTGCAAGGGCAGTCGAGCGCTGACGCTGGGGCCATTCTGGAAATGCTCGCCGGGCAAATCACCGAGACGGAGCTCGGCGAGGATCTGCTGACGGAAATCGAGAAGATCCCCGGCCTTCAGGCGCAGATCGATGCGCTCGACGGCCTCAAGGGGTATGACCCGGAAGCGACCTACGTTGAATACGACCTGGTGGTAGTGGGTAAGCGGATCTATCAGGCGACCGGTGACGTGCCGCTGGAGACACCGCCGCCGAACGAAGCGTACTGGCTCGACGTTGGTCAGACGGTCGAGTCAGCCAATGGCTTGGCGCAGCAGGTGGCAACCAACACCGCCGAGATTATCGAGCTCGATGGTGAGGTCACTGCTCAGGCGACAGCCTTCCAGGCGCTGCGGGCTTCGTCCCGTGACGATAACGGTGAGGGCGATCTGAACGACGCGCTGAAGGGGTGGACGAGTACGGCGGCCATTGCGTCGGAGGAGAAGGTGCGAGCCTCGGAGGACGAGGCCACGGCCAGACGCTTGACCACCTTCGACGCAAAAATTGGCGAGAACGCGGCCAATATCACTGAACTGGAAGAAGTGGTGGCCACGAACGAGTCGGCGACAGCGTCGAAGTTCAGCCAGCTAAGTGTCTCTGTGTCGAATAACACCGCCGCCATTCAGGAGACCTCGACGGCATTCGCCGATACCAATGGCAAGTTGTCGACGATGTGGTCGGTGAAGATGCAGGTCACTGCCGACGGCAAGTATGTTGCCGCGGGCATCGGGCTCGGCATCGAAAACACCGGAGCGGGTCTGCAAAGCCAGTTCCTGGTCAGCGCGGACCGCTTCGCCATCGTCAACACCATCGCCGGCGGCGCCATCTCGGTTCCGTTTGCGGTGCAGGGCGGCCAGGTCTTTTTGGGGCCGACTTTCATCCAGGACGGCACCATCACCAACGCCAAGATCGGCAGCTACATCAGCTCGACCAACTACATCCCCGGCCAGCAGGGCTGGATTCTCAACAAAGACGGAACGCTGGAAATCAACGGCATCGTCCCTGGTCAGGGCCGGCTGGTGATCAACTCGCTGAACGTCTCGGTCTACGACGCCAACAACGTGTTGCGTGTCCGTCTCGGTTATCTGGGGTGAAAAATGGCTGCATTTGGCCTGCGCGTTTTTGATGAAAACGGTGGCCTGTCCATGGACACCAACACCTTTACCTACCAGGTGCTCTGGCAGGGCGTGATCGACTTCAGCGGACTCACGCCCAGCTACACACTGAACATCCCGGGCTTCAACCCGGCCAACTGTGTGTTCATGATCATTCCGACGAGGGCACAGGATGTGCAAACGGCAGAGAACGACGGCTTGGGCAATGTCAGGTCTTACCCCTATGTCTCGACGTCGGTGGGTCAGGTCGTTGTCTTGAGAAAAAACCCTTCAGCAAGTGCGTCAACCACCGGCTCCGCGGTTGTCGCCAAGGCCTACGCAATAAGGTTCGCCACATGAGCTATGGCTTCCAGAGCATCAATGACAACGCCTTTGTTCAAATCGATTCCGAGGCTCCCAGGTTGTGCTTGCTGACCAAAGGATCGTATTCAGGCGTGACCAATGCGTCCGGTACGTTCGCCAGGGTTATCACCAGCCAAGACCCGCCCCTGGTGTTCGTCCGTCCGGATCCGGGGGTGATCCAGGTTCCGATATCGGTGTGGTTCACCGGCGGCCCAGGCAACTGGACCGGGTTCACCATGAAAGCGTCCAACGTCAATGCAACGCTGAGCGGGCAATATTTCGTGGCTGCGTGGGCTTCCATGGGCACCGCGGCGTATGGATTGCGGCTGTGGGATCAGAACGCCGCGCTGGTTTATGACAGCGGCGCGCCTGCTGTGGTGGTCACCTTTGCCGCTGGCAACTGGACCTATCTCGGTGACGAGGTGCTGACCGTGGGGCGCCGATACATCTGGGGCATTGGCAAGTTGCTGGGGGCGGGCGAATACATCTCCCTCAATCCCTTCGCCATGCACTGCCACAACGCCTCAACCGGTGGTGGTTGCGCTCTTGGGGTCGATTACGCCAACAGCCGCATTCTCATGTACAGCCTCGCCACAAACGCCTGGACTGACCAAGGCCACCGGCCCTTCCTCTGCGCCAAATTGCTGGCCTGAACCCCTATATTTCTGGAGATACTCAATGCCTTGGCACAGATTGGGGACGGTTTCTGTCACCCTCAATTCCAGCACCGTGACCGGTGTTGGTACCGGCTTCGCTGCAAATGCCCGGATAGGCGATGCTTTTATTGGCCCTGACGGGCGCCAATACGAACTGGGAAACGTCGCCAGCGATACGGTTATTTCGATCATTCCGGCCTACCAAGGGCCGTCGGTGTCTGGCGCGGCCTACGCAATAGTGCCAGTTCAGGGATACCAGAAAGGCTTGGCCGATCAGGTGCGCGACTGGGTAAATACCTACGGCGCGAAGATGGCCGCACTGGGCACCACCGGCAACTACGATGTCTTGCCGGTGAACAAGGGCGGTACTGGGATCACCGATCTCTCAAGCTTTATCCAAGGCCTGTTGAATGATGCTGACGCCCCCGCCGCCCGCGCAACGTTGGGAGCGGCAAAGTCTGGCGCTAATAACGACATCACCGCTCTCAGCGGGCTGACAACAGCACTCACCGTGAATATGGGCGGTACCGGCGGCAACACTCCCGCGCTCGCCCGAACTGGCCTGGAGCTCAATCTGTTTGGCATTGGCGGTCAGGCCGTCAAGCAATTCGCGTCGGTCGACATGGACACGATCACCGAAAACGGCACGTTTGGGTTTTCGACGCCGTCGGCCAACGGCCCGGGATTTTCTTACGGTACGGTTACCGTCGAAGCGCGAAGCTCGACAGAAATGTCGCAGCTGGCGGTCAGTGTGACCAGCGACCAGATGGCAATCAGGCGCAAGGCAAACGGCCCATGGGAGCCTTGGGTGCAGTACCTGAATACGGGGAATATGGTTGGGACGGTCTCTCAAGTGGGGGGAGTCCCCAACGGAGCCGTACTGCAGTCGAGCACTAACGCTAGTGGCACCTGGACAAAATATGCAGACGGCACATTTACCTGTCGCAGGCGTATTTCGATTACCACTGCTATCAATACCCCAATTAACGGTGGGTATTACTCAGGGAGCGTGGTACCGGCACAGTCCTATCCGGGTTCATTTATTGCCATGCCCGATTTTACGAGCGTTCAAATGACAACGGACTCTTCGACGACTGGATGGATCGGGGGCAGGAACTCTGGAACGGTAGATTTTTGGGCTGGCTGCTATCTGATGGAGCTTTTTCCAAGGCCTGCACAGACCTACAACATTGAATATTTTGCCGTAGGGCGGTGGTATTAATGAACATCATTTTCAGCCCAGTGAGCGACTTTCCGTTTCCTCTTGATCTTGTGAAGCAGGGGGATAGCGTGACAATAAACGGCGAAGTGTTCGATTTTTCTCCGCTGGGGAACGGCGATACGTTGCCAATGAGTGCAATTAGTGGGCGCTGGTTTCGATCCTCAGTAGAGCGCGGGGAAGATGGCGTGATAGTTCTGACCATTGTTCTTCCCATTCCAGCGAATGCAAGTCTCGATCAGCGATTTCCCGCCGATCTCATCAATGTTCCAGACGGTCCCGTTCTGCTGCCGCAGCCGCTACCTGCCCCCAAACAGCCAGAGGAATCCGCGGAATGAACATCGACTGGTCACAACTCATCACGAAGGCAATGAAGGATGCAGACCTGGCTACTCGGCTGTTGGTACTGCAAATTGAGCATGAAAATTCTTGGCGAGTCGCGGAGCTTATGGTGATCGCCCGCCAACTCGAAGCCATCGAGGAGGATGAAGCCGACGAGACGCCGCCGGATCTGCTTCCCGGTACGCGCAAGCAGTGGCTCAAGTATCGCGGCCAGGTCAGCAACTGGAAGGACGGGGCCGAGTCCTATCCAGACTTGACGCTACGTCCAATTCGGCCTTAATGAGATCGAATGAATAGATTTGTCATGTAGCTGGCGAGGCACTTAAGTTGGATAGACTAAGTTGTCGCCGTGATAGCTTGGGAAGTTATTGTGTCAATGTGAATTGCGCGGATCAGCCACGTATCTGCGCCGTTTTCAACTATTAGTACTCCGCCAGATGCAGTTATTTTGAATCGGCCTCCGCTAATAACGACACACGTCGTATCGTTAATTTTCCAGCGGATATGGTGGTTTGGTTTGGCTTTTATAACAACGTTGAACATGTCTACATATTGCTTAGCGAGTAGAGCCTCATCGTTATTGGTCATGTCGGATTTCCTTTTTTTGTATTTTTACACTAGATGGAAATTGATACTCGTCAAGCCACTTTTACCCGCCATCGAGCGGGTGTTTTTTTTTCCTGGAGAAAAGTAATGACCGCAACCGAAAAAGCCCGCGACGTCCTCGCTCGAACGCTGTGGGGCGAGGCTCGCGGCGAATCGCTGGCCGGCCAGATCGCAGTGGCTTGGACCATCCGCAACCGGGTGAACGATGGTGAGGAGAATTCGTGGTGGGGGGAGGGCTATGCAGGCGTTTGCCAGAAACCCTACCAGTTCAGCTGCTGG